GATGGGGTCAAGGATGCCGAGGTGACGTCGGTCGTGACGACCAGGGTGCTCGAGCTGGCACTGCCGTCGATGCCGCCGCAGTTCTCTGGGATCAGCCCGTCGATCTGCTTGGAGACGTCCAGGGCCTTGTTGCCGCCGGCCAGGTCATCGTAGAAATACTGGAGCACATTGCTCGAGCCAGCCTTGCGGCCGACCAGGTAGAGGTTGGATCCGAGCGAGGTCGGCTTGACCAGCTGAGTCTCATACCTGGTGCCTGGGGTGAGGGCTGCGGTCGTGGCTGTCAGGGAATCGACGTCCTCCAGGACGTACTGCCGGCCCTGGCGGGTCATCACCAGGAGGCTGCCCTTGAACGCGACCACGAAGTCAATGTCCGCGACGTCGTCGGATGCGATCGTGAGCTCGATGGGGTCGGCGTCTGAGATCGCCGCCGGCTTCTCGATGAAGAAGTTGAACAGCTCATCGACTCGAGAGAACATCAGCGTGTCGCTGCTGGCCAGGACCAGGCGGCCCCGGTAGTAGCTCATGTCGGAGAGCGTCTGATTGTTCTTGATCGGATCCGGCGGAGGGTTCCGATTGTCGTTGCCGCGAGTCACGGTGTAGTTCTGGTCTCCGGAGAAGTTGACGACCTGGATCAAGTCGCCCGACGCGGCCTGGGCGAAGCCATTGGAGTTGAGAGTGCAGGCTCCGTCGCCCGGCACCAGGTCCTCGCTGATCTCGCAGACGATCTCTTGGTCCGGCAGGGGCCCGCCGGTGCAGAGCACTTTCCCCCTGGTGATCGAGTTGAGCTCCCCCAGGTACTGCTGCACGCCGTTTCCCTCGTTGCCTTCCTCGAAGCGGGAGGCTGGGGCGTCGAAGTCGATGTGATCGAACGCGATCTCGTCGGTGGTGGAGGTGTACCTGGTGGTGGTGTCCCCGCGATACCGGAGCCGGAACTCGCCCGTGGTGGCCGTGCCGGAGATCACCTGCTCCTTGAAGTTGCGTTCCGTCCAGGGCGTCTGCGTCATCTCGAACGTCAGTGGGCTGACGCTGGTCCGCTTCAGGGAGTGCGGCATGACAGCTGCGTCGAACTTGGTGCTCGACGACATCCCGGTCGCCACCTTGCGGTTCAGGACGAAGGTGGTGTCACCGATGGTGAGGAACCGCAGGTCCTCTCGGGTTGCCCCGCCCAGGGCAAGGTAGGTCGCCGAGGTGGCCTTCATCGTCAGATTGGCCTTGGCCCCGGTCTTGACGTCGATGATCTCGAACAGGCTTTGGCCGAACACGATCAGGTACTGCTCGTCGTCATCCCGCTCAATCCGGTGGAGTCCGTACGCCCTGCCGTCCTGCGGCGTGGCGTCGAGGATGGAAACGATGGAGCTCCCAGGCCGGCGGACCGCTCCCTTCGTGATCGAGAAGATGATGTTCTCGGCGTCCTCGAGCTGCGTGTCCGGCCGCATCACTGGGGCCTGGGTGCTGATGCCCTGGCTAAGCGTGCGGGCTCGGAAGGTGTACGGCGACTCCATGGGTCAACCCTCCTGGGCCGGCGGCTGGTTCCCGAACATCGGCCCAGCGTTGGGCAGAGCCGATCGCTTTCTGACTGGATCGTTCCTGGGAACTCTTGCGTCGGCGAGCTGCCGCTCCTGGCCGATCATGGCATCCTGCGTCTGAGAGCCCTGGAGACGTCGCTGGAACTCCATCGCCGCAGCCTTGACGATGTTCTCACGGAGATGCTCCGAGAGATCGTCCCAGGGGAGCTTTTGGATGACATCGACCTGGATCGAGTCACTGCCACCCACCGTCGTGCCGGCGTCTGCATCGTAAATCTCCTGGGTGCCTCCCGACTTGCGGAGTCCGAGCGTCCGATGGCCATCCTTGCCGGTACCCTGGACGCCCAGGATGTTGCCGCTGTTGATCGCCAGGATGTTGGTGGCCGTGTCGGTCTTGGCATAGATCATGTTCTCAGGCCACCCCATCGCCTGGGTGCGGATGTTCGCGCGCTCCAGGAACGAGAGTGCTCGGCCGGCGACCGTGCCATCGTTGACCGAAGTGGGAATCGTTGCGACGGGGAATTCTCCGATTGTCTCGAGGAGCTCATTCACCGCTTCGATGATTAGGTCGTCGGAAGATAGGTAGCTCCCGTTGGGCAGAGTTCTGTTCAGTGCCATCAGTGGTACCCCCGTCGGCTAGTGTGTGAGAATCGGCCCCGGATCGCGGTTGCCTCCCTGGTTGCCAGGATGTTGACGTCACCCTGCTTCATCTGATCTTTGTTCATCAGCATCTCCTGCCGGCCGACAAGCATCGCCAGCTGCGACTGAATCTCCGGCCGGAACTGGTAGGCCATGTTCACGTCAAGAGCTGTCTTGGCAATGATGTAGTCCATGAACGGTTCGGGGATGAAGTCGAAACGGACTTCGTACTGGAATTCGACCTCCAGGTCGGAGTCGAAGGTGAAGTCATTGTCTATCAGGTTGAACAGCCTGGTCACGCCAGAATCGTCCTTCATCACTACCGGGGTCTGCCGGCTAGTTCCGACCGTGTCGATCCTCAGGATCTGGCCTGTTCCTCCCGCCGGCGTCGGCAGGTTTGCCAGGCCCCCTGAAGTCAGCGCGATGGTGACGTCGGTCTCGGTGTTCCAGTACCAGCCCATCTCCTGAACCTGGCGAGAGCACCGATCTAGGAAACGCTCGACATAGGAGGCGGTACTCGAGCTCGAGCTGCCCTCGGCGGTATCAGTCTTCTCGACTGGGGATACCCCGCCCGCCGGCAACGCCTGGTCCATCTTGCCAACCAGGTTGAGGACGCGATTGACGGCGTCAGCTTTGGTGGTCACGGCTTCTCAATCCGTGAAGTGATCCAGCGAACCCCTGCCTGGACGATCGGGTAGACGATGACCCCAGTGACGAATCCCAGGGCGTAGGTGACGATGCTCATGTCGGTACCTCAGTTGGGGGAGATGACGAGAATGTGGGCCTGGACGACCTTGTTCGTCCCGGAGTGCCCGTGGTCAGTGTTGTGGGTCGGGTAGATCTTCAGGGTTCCGTCGGCGATCACCGTTCGGAAGAAGAAGTCGTCTTCGTGGGGGTTTGTGGAACCTGGGTTGAGCCGGCACATGACGATGCCCTTGGCGTTGTCGCCGCCGTTCGTCGCGGCCGTGGTGAAGTTGATCTGGATCCCAGAGCTTGCGACGGCGGCCTCGTTGGCGATGATGGAGACCGTGTCGATCCCGAAGCTCGTGCCCGACACGACGCTGAGATTGCTGACGGCCACGGCGGCGGCGTTCTGGATCCAGGTCGCGGTGAACTGGAGCACGCCTCCGACCCTGGGCAGGGCCGAGCTCACGGGCCTGGAATTCACCTCCACCTCGCCGGCGGCCACGGTGCCAGTGCTCGTCAGCCCTGATGCGCTGAAGACGTTGCCCGATCCGACCAGGGTGCCAGACGGCAGCGTGCATCCGCCGGCGCTGCCGGCAATCAGGCTGGAGTTGGCGGTCAGCGTTATGTCATTATCCGTGGTCACGTCAGATCCGAGCGTGATCGCGGAGGTCGTGTTCTTCTGAATCTCATTGACCTTTAGGGTGCTCATTGGCAGTCCTCAGCTTTTGGCGGTTATCGAATAGGCCGAACACCCAGAGTCCGACCAGCCCCAGGACAGCGATGAAGACCCAGGTGGAGTAGCGATCCATGAGGATCGGGAACGCGAACGCGGCAGCTCCGGCTGCGATCAGGATGACGCTGGTTGACCTGGGCAGGAACGGCATCGCCCCGCTCAGTAGCAGGGACGCCAGGCCGGCGGCGACCAGGCCGATTCCCAGCCAGCTCGTGCTGGCCGAGACATGCTCCAGAGCCTGGTCCGTGGCCTGGCGAGCTCCAGCCTGGAGAAGCATGTCCCCGACCTGGATGACCGGGGGCTCCACCGCGTCGATTGGACTCGTGATCTCGGCCTCGAGGCCCTCCGGGGTCGTGACCTTGATGCTTGAGGTGCATCCTGCCAGGCCCAGGGCCGCGAGTGAAACACGTTTCACGGCTCGATGTCTTCGGGCGGCGGAGTCGGGTCATACTCGACCGTCTTGAGCGATTCGGCGGCTGCGGTGAGCTGTGCACCAGTGGCGACGAGCTCGTCGATGAGGCCGTCGTCAGTCGCGGTGCGAGCCTCGAGCTCCTTGAAGATGATCCCCAGCCGCTGGATGCGGCCCGTGATCGTGTTCATCGAGCTCTCGATTGCGGCAAAGGTCTGGAGTCTGTCGGATGCCATGGGTTCCCCTTATGTGTCATCGGTGTAGAAGAAGTCGAGCTGGACGGTGTCGCCGGCTGAGAACTTGGCGTAGGCGGCCGTACCGTCGCCAGTGTTATACAGCCACCTCAAGTAGAACGGGTTGCTACTGAACGGCTCGATGCCACTGGAGTCCCCGAATCGGACGGCATAGGCCTCGTCGTAGACGGACGATGTCGGACTGTCCCAGAGATCGAACTCGCTGCCCGAAGTGGTGTTCCTGAGCCTGGCGTGCTGGAGCTTGGTGTCTGCGAAGAAGTCGTTCCCGTCGCTGAACGTGCCTCCGGTGCTGAGTCGCCACAGGATGAAGATCTGCTGCGACGAGCCTCGCATCGGCTGGTAGGTGTGTGCCTGCCAGTCGTCTGCTGCTGGCCCACTGTCTGACACGTTGGAGAGGCTGAAGTTGGAACTGCCGGTGGCGACCAGGGTGAACGTCGCGGTGTAGTTGGGGCTCGACCAGTCGAACGGGGCCGTCCAGCTGTCGGTTCCACCGGCTCCGGAGGTCCCGGTGTAGTCGTCCATCACGACGAAGAAGCCTGGGAAGGTGTCGCTTCCCCCAATTCCAATCCTGCCGTCGTTGTTGTTGGCCCCGGTCGGCCATGCGTGCGGGATGTATTGCGCCCGGCCGTTGCTGGTGGGAGTCCCGCCCTCAGCCGTCCCGTCCGAATACCCGTTCCGCTTGTAGACGTACCAACCATCGTCGTTGTGGGCGTAGCCTCCGGCCGCCTCGTGCTCGGGCGAGAACCAGACCGCGCAATATAGGGGCGACTGGACCTGGCTGCCAGGATTGCCGTATCCGCCTTCGAAGCCGTATGTGTAGGGCGCGGTGCCCCCGCCGACGGGATTGCCTCGCAGCGTAGCGTATACGCCGGACGCCAAGGGGAACTGGTGATCGTAGTCAACCGAGACGGTGTCGGTGTCGAAGCGATTGAGGACTCCAGCGCCTTGCTGGTGCGTGTCCCAGTCCGCCGTGGATGCGGCGTTCGTGGTGAACGTGTGAGTATCCGACTTCGGCGTGTCACTCGCCTGGCTGTCAACGGCCTGGGCGGTGATGGTGTACGCGACCGAAGGATCTGGGAACACGATCGAGGCGGTGGCTCCGCTCGGAATGATGCTCGCGCTGGGCGAGCTCGACCAGGTCCAGGTGATCGAGTTGGACGTGCCCGACCTGGCTGCCGTGAACGTCTGGGCAGTGTCCTCATCTCCAGAGGTCGGGCCGCTGATCGTGACCGTGCCGATGGTGGCCTTCGTGGTGATGTTCTGCTGGGTAGTGACCGGCGAGTCCGACGCCCCGGAGTCCGTGGCAGTGACCGACACCGTGTACGTCACCGAGGGATCAGGGAAGGTGATCGAAGCCGAAGAGCCGGCAGCAGTGATGCTCGCGCTGGGCGAGCTGGACCAGGCCCAGGTGATAGATCCGGCGTTCCCGCTCCTGGTGACAGACCAGGAGGTAGCCGTGTCTTCAGCGGCAGTCTGAGGTCCACTGATGGAAAGCGAGCCGATGGTGGTCGGGACGGATGGTGCCTGGCCTGTGTTCTTCTCGCCGGCCTGGCGGGCGATCGCCGGCATGTTGTTGATCTCGTTGTGCCGGCGGCCTCGCGTGGTGGCCTGGCGGCTTCGCAGCTTTGGCGTGCCGCCCAGCATTCGGATGACGCCCTGGGTAGGCATCGGGGATCCGATCAGAGTGTGAGGGCCGATGACCAGGGGCGTCTCAGCCAGGGCGACGTTCGTCAGGAACGTCCAGGCCCCGTCATTGTCGCTCGTGTCCGCCAGCCGCATCGTTCCGACATTGGAGACGCTTGACGCCTGCGCGATCTCGGGCTCGTCCTGGGTGCCGACCTCGAGGATCTTGCCTTCCTCGTACTTCGCAGAGAACACCTGGGTGCCGAGCCTGGAGTTCTTGTCGCTGTTGATCGCCTGGATCTCGACGGTGCCGGTGGCACGGTCGCCGGAGTTCTTGGGATCTTGCAGGTCTGCGTAGATGAACGCTTCCCGGCGGTTGGTGCTGCTGTTGGTGAATGAGTAGATCGGCACCTGCATTCCGGTGGGCGTGGTCAGCTCCTGCGAGGAGACTCCCCACTGCGGGCGACCCACCCAGCTCATCGGTGCCATGAATCCGTTGCTGATCGTGGCGATCGAGGAGTCGAAAATGGCCCCCACGGCTCCTGCAATGCAGTAGCCAGTGAACCCGCCCTGGTTGCCGTCGTGGTATCGCCGATCGTCAGTGACGCCGCTGAGATACGGGAACGGATCGGGCAGGGCACACTGCTGGATCGCCGCCTTGCCGTCTGGATCCATCTCCATCGAGGCCTGGCCCGTAGTTATTTGATCTTTCCAGATCAAAATCTGGTCAGTACGGCCGAGTCCCGGTACCTTCGTCCGCTCGACCTTCAGCACGCCCTGGGGTGCGGATCCGCTGTAGTCCTGGGCTTCGCCTCGCAGCGTGATGTTCGCCGCCTGGCGGCACGTCAGGAAGTGCTGCATGACCTCGCGGTTGGATAGGGCCTTCCGGTACACGGCGGGGTACGCGAACATCCCCGACATCGTGAACTGATTCTCGCTCGTGATGCCCAAGCCACCTGGGACGTGGAACCAGGTGCATCCGCCCACCCAGGCCGTCAGCCCAGGGGCGGCGGAGTAGCTGTAGGTCGCGGGGTTCGACGCCGGCCGCGTTGACCAGGCACGGTTCACCCCGTTCTGATCTCGGAAGCTGCCGAAGTCGTTGTTGTTGTAGTTGCCGACCTCCCGTCCGTTCCAGAACAGCTGGACGTGGGTGGCACTATGGAACACTGCGACGACATGCTGCCACTCAGCTGTGCTCGGGTTGCTCGAGCTGGTCGGATACTTGGTGCGACCTGGATCAGGACCGGCCTGGTAGAGGGGGTCGTGGCCTTGCCATCCGCCCCAGAAGACCACGGGGACGCCTGGGTTGCTCGAGTCGGCCTTGAACCCGACGCCCCAGCACTGCCATCCATCCTGGGGGTGAGCATCAGCTGGCGAACCAGGGTCGTTCGGCGGGGCGATCATAATCGCACAGCCTGGTTTGTCGGTGGCGGTCGGATCCGTACCCGTATTCGATGCCGTGGGCTTGACCCAGCACTCCAGGCTGAACGGGAAGCTGTCCACGATCTTAGTGGTGCCGGTCTGCTCGGCCACCAGGACCTCGTTGTTCGCCATGGTCCAGGAACCAGGCACCGTCATCTCTGGGTTTGACACTGGCCACGTTTGCGTGGCGTTCGTCCGCCTGGCCAGGGGGCTGAGGCTGCCACCTTCGCCATAGAAGCCGATGTTCTGGCCCAGCAACGCCGGAGCGATCAGCCTGCCCCAGTTGGGACTGCCGCCAGAACCGGAGAGACCCCGCTGTGCACCTGCATAGGTGCCGCCGCCACTTTCCGGGACGGCCATCTGGATCAGATCGCTGGGGATTCCGCCGCCGTTGCCGACGTTGTAACGCGGCATCCAGAGGGCATACGCACCGTCGGCCACGCACTTGGCCAGGTAGTCTCGGTCGTTGATCTCATCCACCCACCGATAGACGGTCGGTTGCCCGTCAGCTGCGGACACCGGCTCGATCCGGCCCCAGAAGCAGGCCGCGCCGTTGTCTTCGAGTTTCTGGCGGATGCGATGAATGCTCATCAGAACATCGACACCGCAGTCTTGAGGCTCGTAGACTCGCCGGAGCCTCCGAGATCGGTGACTCGGATCTCGAGCCGCTCTGCACCCTCCAGGTCACAGGTGATGCTGGCCGTCTCGCCGGCGATGCCGGAGATAATCCGCACCGACTCGTCCCCGTCGTTGAGTGCGATCGTATCGACCAAGAAGTCGGTGGTGTCGATCGGAGCACCGGCCAGGCCCTGGGTTGCACCGCAGGTCAGGGCGAACTTGCCGATCAACGTGGGCATCCAGTGGCTGCTTTGGAGCTGAGACCAGCCGTACAGGCTGACCGAGGCGGTCAGGTTGTCGCCGCTGCCGGCGAACACGAGCTTCGCCAGGTTGCGGTCCCTGGTGACGTGGACGTTCGTGTCGTTCTTCGGGTCGGCGGCTTGGATCGTCGGCAGGGCGTGATCGGACGACACTTCGGGAAGCACGTCCCATCGCCTGGTGTTGGTCGAGAGCTGTACCTGGGGCATCTATCTGTTTCCTTGTTCGAGCCTGGCTTCGAGGCTCTCGAGGTCGCGGGTGAGTCGCTCGAGTTGGGACTGCTGGTACTCGAGTCGGATGGAGTGCTCTGTGAGCTTGCGATCGTGGTGCTGGTAGCTGGCCAGCGTTGCAATGAGCAGGGTTGCTGCCACGCTAAGGATACCAGTCCAATCGCGGCCACTGAGCTTCACTACGTTGTTGGGTTGCTGGGTCATGCCTTTCCCCAATGAATAGGGCGGGGAGGGAAGATCCCCCCCCGCCCCGAATGTACCCGTCTGGATCAGGTGATGACGCCGATGATGCCGGCAGTCCAGGGGCAGAGCACGTCGGCTCCGACCATGATCTGCGACTTCATGAACTTGGTGTTCCGGCGTTCGTCGTCCTGGATCACGCTGCGGATGCCCGCCGCCTGAACCATGCCCATCGAGGCCGCACCTTCGGACGCACCGCAGAGAGCGAGCGCCGCCGGCACCGCGTTCTCGGCCGCAGCGTCAGCGTCGTACCCGGGGTCGCCGGCATCCTTGATAGCGTTAGCACCACCCGTGGCGTCGAGGCCGTGGGGAGAGTAGTCGTACTTCGTGTTCGGGTTGCCGGCGTTGTTGATCGCCGTGACACTTGCCGCCGGCAGGTGGTTGGTGACGATCAGGTTGAACCCCTCGAGCACGCCGATGATTCGGCGGTTGAGGTCGCCGGGCACCGAGGTGACATCCTTGGAGTAGATGTTGCCGGCGGGACCAGCAGCCGAAGACGCACCACCCATGACGGTCGTCGCCTCGTGGCGAAGGATCGTCCGGATGTGCGGCGGGATGAACAGGTACCGGCCGTCCTCGGGCACGTTGTCCTCGTCGAACTTCTGGGCCAGCTCAGCGCAGTCGTCGCGGAACTTGCCCGAACCCGTCGAGTCGTTGGTGTACGCCGCAGTGATCGACGCCGGGGTGGCACCAGACAGGGTGGCGCTGGTGGCACCAGCGCCGTCATCACGGAACACGCCCTTGCCGCCGTTGTGGATGCCGGAAACAGCAGCCGTCTGAGCAGCACGGATGCCGACGATCGCCAGCTTCTTGTCCAGGTCGATCGCAAGGGAGCGGCCGAGCTTGGTGGCGAAGGGGGCGAGGACGTCGAAGTGCGCGATGTTGAGGTCGTTGAACGGAACGTCAATGTGGCTGACCAGGATGTCGTCCACGCGGACGATGCCTTCGGTCATCTTGATCGTGCCATCCAGCATCTCATTGCCGGGAGTGTGGTAGCTCGGCGTGGGGTCGGTACCCATGATCGGCCACTGGGCTTCATGCCCGCCGGTCAGGACCTTGGTCGCCATGATGTTGCCGGTGTTGTCGAAGAACACAGTCTTGTTGGTGAACGACTCGTACACCTGGCCACTGAACACCTTCAGTGCCAGAGCGCGATCGTCCGCCGAGTTGTCCAGGTTCCGGAGGAACCGTGAGGGGGCGGTGTTTGCCATTGGAATGGTCTCGTATTGTGGTCGCTACTTAGGTGCGAGGTCAGTCAGCTCCGGACGGTGTCCCCGGCGGATCTCCGGTATCGGGGGCGTCGTTCGCGTTCATCGTCGCGGTCTTGGAAGCAGCACGTCGCCGCTTCCTGGTTTCGGCGGGCTTGAGTTTGGCGAGCTCGGATTCGAGCTGCTCAATCTTTTCCGCCTGAGTCTTGGTGGTTTCCTGGAGTGTCGCTGCACTGGCCGTGTCGATGACCCGATCGCCGACCTTCTCCAGCGCAGCATCGCAGGCTGTCTGCTCATTCCAGCCGGTGGCACTCGCAACATGCTCTCCGGTCAGCGAGTCTCTGAGCCCGCAATACAGCTGTCCGTCGATGGAGCGGAACTTGACTTCGCAACGGATCTTGGCCAGGCGTTCAAAGCTGGCATCGCTAATGAGTAGGGGCATCAACCGACTCCTTCAAGGAGGTGCTGCGGGGTCCGGGCGAGCTTGGCTTTCGTCTCGTCGGACATGAACCCGTTGTGCCTGGCGGCCTCGAAGGCCATGAGGACTTCACGGGTCGAGGTGAATCCCGCCGGCTCGGGCGGTGCCACTTCGGTGGCGTCCATCAGGGGTCTCGACTGGGCAGTGCCCGTCGCCTGGGACTGATCGAACATCATTTCCTTCAAGGCCGACTGCCAGGTGCGGGGGTCGGCCAGTCTCTGGTTCAGCTGCTCCTGCTGGAAGGGCGTGTAGTTGTTGGCTGCCCACTGGTAGAGGTTCTGGAGCTGGGCTTCGCCGCCGACCATGTCCCTGGCGGAAGCCAGCATCTGCTGCTGGGTCGCGTTCGCCGACTGCTGCATGGAATACTGGCCGGCCACGAAGGTATCGACGACCTGGCGGCTGTACCCGATGCCCTTGAGGGCCTCGTACTGCTCGTCGGTCAGCTGCCCGTGGTTCTCCCATTGCTCGGCAAGCTGCTTCCCGTCCAGGCTGGCGGCCTCGAGCACGCCGGCAACGTCTCGGTCGGCGAATGGGCCGTGCTGCTCGATCTTGATCTCGGCATCCTGCTCAGCGGTCCTCGCGTCCTGCTGGCTCAGCTCGGTGATCTTGCGTTGGGCCTCCTGGTAGGCCTTCTCCAGGTCCTCGACGGTCTCATACTTGCCGGCGAGCTTGGCCTTTTCCGCTTGCTCGACTTCGGCGGCATGTGCCTTTCGTGCCTCTTCCTGGTCGGGGAAGCTGGCCTCGGCCGCACCATCGCCAATGACCTGGACGTTCTCTGGGGCAGTCGTGCCCTCAGCGACCGGGAGGTTGTCGATGGGGCTGGTGTGCTCTGGTTGGCTGGGTGGTGCGGTGACGGGGGGGAGCCCCGTAGCTTCCTCACTCATTGGCTAGCTCCTGCTCTGCGCGGGCTTGTTCAGTGTTCCCGATGACGTCCACGGCCTTGCCCGCCGCCTGCTGCGCCATCATCTGTTGCATCGCTGCTTGCTGTTCTTGCTGCATCTGCTCGGGTGATTTGAGCAGACCTGGCTCATATACGCCAGCCTGCCGCATCAGAAGATCGACCAGGACGGTCGTGTCCACCCGCTGCATGACCTCGGGCCCGAGCTGAGTCATCATCTGGAGCACCTGCATCATGCGTCCGCCATCGGCCTCTCGAGACAGGGCGGCGATGCCCGTCAGCGTCTCGATCTCGACCGTGTCGTCCGGGACGGCGGGCAGGATTCGGTCTCTCTTCATCTGGAACATGAGCCGCTCGACTAGGGGGACCTGCTGCGAGTCTGCGATCGGGGCGAACACCCCACCCAGGGCACCCTCGAGCTCGCTGGCCACCCGCTGCACCTGGAACGCAGTCACCCGCTCGCCTCGAGGGGTGGCTTCGGACTCCATGAGCATGACGGTGGCCAGGTCCTTGCGGATCGAGTCCCTGGTGTTGGCCGTGACCTGGAAGTCGGCGAGCTTGTCAGCTCGCAGCAGGCTGACATCCGTGACCTGCCCGCTCTGCACCCTGGCCTGGATCACCGATCCGGTCGGCTGGGCCAGGTCCTGAGGCCGAACCTGGGAGTTGTAGTCCACGCAGAACAGCTGCTTCGAGGCGGTCGCTGAGAAGTCCAGCAAGCTCATCGTGAGCTCGTTCATGGATCGGATGTCGCCCAGGTTGAGCTCGACCAGGCCACGCCCGTAGCTCTCGCCTGGGGCCAGCTCGTAGGCCGTGGCCATGTATGGCGACACCGGGTCCTCACTGGTCCGGATGATGTGGCCGTGCATCTCCTGCTCGATCACCCATCGGCTTGTCATCGGGTTCCACTCGCAGAGCGTGTAGAGATCCTCGAGTCGATCGCTGGGGTACTTGCCTGCCATGTCCTCCCGCCGCATGTCGCAGAGCTCGAGCTCGGCGTCAGACAGGGTCATGGGGTCGATCTGCTCCATGATGACGTGGCACAGCACGTCGCCGGAGCTGTCCCGCTTGGTGACGTACTGGTCCCGGCGGAACACCTTGATCCGGTAGTCGTCGGTCAGCTGCTCGAGCACGTCTCCCGTGACCAGGAGCTGCGTCAGAGCCTGCCGCTTCCTGGTCCGGAACCCGGATCGCCGGCGGTTGCCGCCTCGAGCTCCGGTGTAGGCCGACTCGAGCGTGGCCTGCATCGTCATCTCCTGGAGGAACAACGCCTGCTCGATCTGCTGCTTGGTGGCGGCATCGACGGTCTCGTCATACTCGAGCTGGGATGCCATTCGGAGGGCGAAGAACGGCCGCCCAGGGGGGTAGAGGGCGAGGAGCAGTCGTCCCTCTAGGTTGGTGATCCCCCGAGCGGCCAGGCTCGAGAATGGTTCGGGCAGTGTGTCTCCGTCTGCCATTCCCTCGGGAGGAAGGACCCAGGGCTTCGTCAGCGATGAGCAGAATCGCGCCCGGTCGAGGAGCGTTTGCCGCTTGCTGCTGAGATTTGTGTAGAAGTCCTTGATCCTTCCGTTCATCAGCCGCCTCCGCTGTAGGGGCCAGCGCCCTCGCTGGGCTTCGGAATCACCAGCGACCTGGCGGAACCCTTCCGACGCTTGCCAGTCCTGGCGGATGCGTCAGCGGATCCCTCCTCGAAGGGGGTGTCCTCGGCCGGCGGCGGCGGGGGAGTCGGCGGGGGAGGGGGGCTTCCGCCCTTACCGCCACCCATTAGTCAAGCCTCGTCATGTCTGAGTTCCTTGGGAATGAGTCTGCATTCGGATCGCAGGCATCCGTAGATCGCTGCATCGACTACCTGACCATCAGGGAGCCGCCACCCCTCGCGGAGCACGCCTTCACGCTTGAAGCACATGCCCTCGAGCAGTCGTTCGTTCCGCTCATATCCATCGACACACATGGCATTGATGCGATGGCAGCCCATGGTCTCGAAAGCGTAGCGGAAACAGTATTTGTAGAACCCCAGGGCCACCTTTGACGGGTCGTCGATGGCCAGGTGGATGTTGACCGAGTGCCGATTCCAGCTCTCGAACACCATGCCGGCCACGATCGTCCCGTCCTGGTCCACCACGCCCACGGCCTGGTAGTTCTCGTACCCGTCGGGGGCATGAGCTCGGTCGGCCACGAAGTCAGCGACCTCGCCTGGCCGATCAGTCAGTAGTGGCATCGGGCACCAGCCTCAGCAGCTCATCGACGATGGACCTCCGGCCGGCCTGGAAGACCAGCTCCTGGATCGCCTCGTCGTTGGCGAGCACGTTTCTGACCACGGGAGGGGGGTTGAGCTTGTCGAGTTGTTCGACCAGGTCCTCGGAGAACCGGGGCAACCGGGTCGGGAGATCAGTCTCGTCCACGCAGGAACCCCCTCTTGTCCATCCAGGACTGGAGCCCGCCGGGTGTAGTCACCGACCTGGGCACCTCGATCCCGTCTTGCTTCAGCACGTCCTTGACGATCCCCAGGCAGTCGCCGGAGTACGGCACCAGGCCGAGCGTCACCCATCGGAGCACGATCCTGGTCCAGCTCGGGGGCGGCATGTCCTCGTACCTGGTCAGATCGACCGGCCGGCGGCGTCCCAGGTGGAACGCGACCTGGGGTCGGACCTGGTTGAACGTGGCGTAGAGCACTCGAGGAACGTACCTGGTGCCCTCGCCCAGCTTCATGTCCAGGACAGCGTGCTCATCGCCGATCGCTACATGGGAGCACCAGCTCAGCGTGAACAGGCGGACAGCCCTGGCCGTCCAGTGATTCCTGGTCGAGAAGTAGACCGACATTGACGGAATGTCCTTCATTATCTTCGGCCCCCTACGAGAAGAAGTATGTGCTCCCCCGCACGTCGTCGATGTTGAGCTGTCCCCTGGCCGGCGGATCGGGCAGATCCACCCCTGGCCAGTGCTCTCGCCAGTACGCGGCGAGGGCGGATATCGGGTCTCCGGAGTAGAGCCGTACGAACTGGTCCCTGGATATTTCATTGAGCTCATCAATTTCCTCGGCCAGACTCCAGAACGAATCATGGACGGACCCGAACGCCAGGCCCCGGCGGCGAGCCTCGGTGCCCGTCATCAGGCAGTGGCTCGCATCCTGCGAGTGCGTCCAGTTTGCGGTGATCCCCTGGATCTGGCGTGCCAGGTGGACCTCGACCTCATCCATGCGGTAGGCCAGCGTGATCCGCTGCATGGCGGTGCGGATCGTACACTTCCCCCACTTGCGGTACGGCTGGATCACTGGGAACCCCAGCGGCGTGACCCACTGAATCCCCTTCATTGGATCGTGCTTGCACAGGGCCCGGCCGGCCTCTTCGAACCAGGTGAACAGGTCGTTGGCCCGGCCGCAGACCTCGCCGATGCTGTCCAGGACGAGCTCGCTGAGGTCGCGGCTCATCGGGAACAGCTTCTCCCTGGGGAACTCGAGCTTCTTCAGCTTGTCCCGCACCTGGTCACGAGCTCCCACGCGGGTGCATCCGTAGACCTTGGTCATCGTCGGCTGCTTAGCGAGCAGGCGGCCGTGCCGATCAAGCAGCTCGCCGTACTCCGGATTCGTGTTCCGCTTCCTGGCTACCGTGGCCACGTCCTGGTAGGCGTCGGCCGGCCAGTCGTCTGGCGTGCTGGGTAGCAGGTTCACCCTTGCCCCCGCGATCTCGCAGCTGGCAGCTGCGGCCATGTGCTGGAGCCCGTTCAGTGACCCGTCGATCTTGCACGGGAAACGCTCGCCCACCTCGGGGTAGGTGATGGCCATGGCGGTAGCCAGAAACTGCCAGGGCTCCTCCGCATCGTGCCATCGGGTGTCACTCAGAGGGTTGCGGGCGACCGAGTCGATCATCTCCCGCTCCTGGTCAGCCCATTCGACCCGCTGCGTCAGGGGTACCTTGTCCACCCCGTACGCATTCGCAGCCTCGACCCGCAGCCACCACCTGCCTCGAGGGGTGAGGGGCTTGCCCTCGGCGAAGAGCAGCAGGCCTCGAGCGCAGTCATTGCTTTGCGGGTTCAGGTACAGCGGAATGGGGTAGACCCTGGACCGGAAGCAGGCAGAGTGCGGCAGGTGGAATCGCTTGTGCCGCATCTCTCCGGCTAGCGTCAGTCGCTGGATGAACTCAGCTCGAGCCCCTCTTGCCTTGGCGTTCGCCGTGTGTACCTCGTGGGCCTGCCGCTTCCACTTCTTCAGCAGGTTAGGGTCGGCCTCGATCACCGGAGACTTTGGCGGCATGGGGCGATCGCTGGCCGGCGGGATGCCGGGGCCGCCGGCTCCGCTCTCCCACAGGTTCTTCATGACCAGGTAGACCAGGTTGTTGACGGTCCACGCCTGGCTCGAGACTGCGTTCAGCCCCTCGTAGTAGGCAGTCATGTCTGCCTGCTCGATGGCCTCGGTCTGCTCGGGCGTTGGTTTGTTCAGCAGTGGGGTCCTGACCTTGACGTACCCGCCGGCGTGCTCGTTGGACCAGGGGTAGGGCTCGACCAGCATCGGCATGTACCTGGGACGCAGGCCCTGGCGGAAGACGTGCCCGTCCTCGAGCAGGTCGAACACCTCCGGCACCATGCGAATCACACCCTTCTTCTGGTTGTCCCGCCACTGCTTCTCATGCACGAACGCCGGCGAGAACTTCTCCGTGTAGGGCAAGAAGCTGGCTGACTTGACCAGGCAGTTGAGCAGGCTCGAGCCCAGGTGAACTGCCACCTTGCGGTTCCAGACGTGGTTCGTCAGGCTTCGCTTCGCCCACCAGTTGATTCGCTGCGTGTTCAGCCTCTTGAACTTGCGATCCAGATCCCTCAGTGTGGCGTTGCTGTCCTTCTTCAGCAGGTCCATGTGGATCTCGGCGATAACTGCGGCCCCGATCGCGTACGCCACCCGTGGCAAGAGATCGCCGTTGGGCTCGGCCATGCACCTGCTCATCGTGGTGTGGATGACGAGGAACGCCAGCCGGTCGGTGTCCAGGGCGCAGAGAATCGGGGCATACATGCCACGCCCAGGTCCGGGCTTGCCGGCCAGGCAGGCCTGCCGCTCGAGATCCACGGCGATGGCAAGGGGCTCCATCCAATGGACCACCATCCGCTCCGCCGGCTTCAGGCTGGCCCCGTCTTCGCGGGCGATAGCCTCGTCGGCCAGGCGGCGGTACCGAGCTGCCCCCCGTGCGATCGCCTCCTCCTCGAGCTTGATCTGGTCGGCCAGGATTGATCCGTCAAGCAGTGCTTCCATCCGCTCCGAACCCCCCTTCGACCACCTCGTACACCTCGAACTTCGTGCTCTTCCGCTTCACCAGGAACAGCTGGAGCCGACCGTAAGATCGCCACAGTCGTTTGTTCTTCTTGAACACCGGGGTCTCGATCCCCTTGACATCGACGTAGTACGGGATGCCATCTCGAGGGATGACCAGGAAGTCCGGGATGTATTTGTTCTCCGGCACGCCGAGCCAGAGCTTGGGCTGCTCGACGTACTCGATGATGAGGCCGGCATCCAGCATCTGCTGGAGCTCCACGGCGTAGAGCATCTCGGCCTTCGAGGGGTAGGTCTTGCCCAGGAACTTGCGTTGGTCAGCCGGTGCCACCCGGAACTTGTTTCGTCTCATAGCCGTGCTCCATGGCTGCGTCGATCACGATGCGGATCTGCTCGGCGGTAGCGCCTTGCTCGACCCAATCCCTGGCGTCCTTGCCTTGCAGTGGCTCGATCACCTTCACACTCTGGCACTGGCCGGCCAGCTTCTCAGCCAGGCTAGCAGCACCCTTCCGACCCGGCGAGTCCCGGTCGCTCACGATCACGGCTGACCTGGTACCGACGAATCGCTGGCAGATGTCCGCCGCCCCGGTGCATGACGGCCGGCCGATGGCGATGAATCCCAGGTTCCACAGGTGCATGGCATCGGTCGGGCCCTCGCCGATGAGCACCTCGTCCGTGGTCATGCCCTTGATCTCCGGGCAGAAGATCCCCTCACGGCTGCCCTTGATCGCCAGCTTGCGGCCTTCCCTGGTTCGCAGGCGGATGCCGACGATCTTGGTCATGTGGTCCCGCATCGGGAACGTCCACGCCTGATGCTGCACCGACCACCCGATCCCGAACAGCAGCGTCCATGGCTGACCGACGCCGATCTGCCGCTCGAGCTCGGACTCGAGCTCATCGTCCAAGTCTTGGATGAACCGAGCCTGGGCTGATGTCCAGTCGATCGCCGGCTTGGGCTTCGGCATAGCCTTGGGCTTAGGCTTCCAGGTATCGCCCTGGCCAGGGACGAAGACGTTGCCGCCGTGCTCGTCGCTCTTGACCAGGCGATACCCAGGCGGGGGCTCAGCTGTTCTCATGCACCTGATCGTCCCGTCGGCAGTGCGTCCGCACCAGTCGGGCTTCCCGCAGGCAGGGCATGGCTTCGATCGTGTCGCCCTAGACCAGGTCATGTCCATCCTCCAGCAGCATCGGGGTCCTATCTCCCGCGTACAGCTGGCGGATGTTGTAGTCGATGTGGTCTAGTGCCTCCTCGAGGTCGAGTCCGTCGTCGAGGAACTTCCGTACAAGTCGGGCATGGGAGTAGACGGCGACGGCGGTGGCACCGCACTGCTGTCCAAACCCGACGAGCGCGTCGTCGAGCCCGTCGAAGATGACGGCACCTTCCAGCCATTCGCCGCTATGGTGTCGATCTGTTTCGTCGCTTGCTCCTTCGTCAGCTGCGAGCCGTCGATACCGTACCGGCCGAGCAGGTCCATCTGCTTGAGCGTGCATAGTCCGCGTTGCCTCCTTGCGATTATGTTCTTGATTGCTGCCTGAGCCTGTCTCTTGCTCAGCTGCGATCCGTCGATCCCGTTGCGGCTCAGCATATCGAGCTGCTTGTCACTCGGCTGTTCCTGGAATCCAATCGACATCTCTTGCTCGAGCTGCGGCAGCACCCCGAACACGTCGATCGTCTTCGTTCGGTACTTGGTGCGGGCCTTGAGCTTCGCCCGCTTGGCGATCGCCTCGAGCCTGGCCTGCTCCCGCTCCTCGGCCAGCTGATCCTCAGCTTCCTCGAGCAGCTCCTCCGGTTTCACCTGGCCACGGCCTCGGGCCAGCTGCTTCGCTCGCTCCCGTGTCTCCTCCGAGTAGTCACCGCCGAGGATGTCCACTGCCTGGATCAGGTTGTGCCTGGTTGCGTTGCCGGCGAAGTCAAGGATGAGCACGTTGGGCTTCGAGCTGGCTGCGATCGCAGCACGCCGGGCGTCCGGGCTGTCCGCTGCATCATCGACGACACCAGGCAGGGGCCGGGTGCCACGCCCAATCATCTGCATCCACAACGATTGACTCTTCGTCGGCCTAGCCAGGACGATGGCCTCGATGCCGGGGTCGTCGAACCCCTCAGTCAGCACGCCCACGTTCACGAGGATGTCGAACTCGCCGGCGGCGAACGCATCCAGGCTCTCCTTCCGCTCGAGCTTCGGCGTCTTGCCGCTCACGAATCGAGCTCGAGGTCGGTCTCGGTTGAGGATCTCGGTCAGCCGGCGGCCGGCCTCGACGGAGGCAGCGAACACCAGGGTGCGACGGTCGGCAGCGAGCTCGAGCGTCGGGCTGGCGATCGCGTGCAGTGCGTACTCCTGCTCCATGAGCTTGGCCAGGTCTTTGGCGTTGAGGTCGCCGGCGGTCGTTCGCACCTGGTCATAGTCCAGGTCCTCGACCTCGACCACCATCTGCTCGAGGGGCACGCACCACCCGTCGGGTATGGCCTTGACCAGGCTGTAGTCATACGCCACCGTGTCGAACGCCTCGCCCAGGGCAGACTTGTCGGTCCGCTTCGGCGTGGCCGTGACGCCCAGCACCTTGAGGTTTTCGTTCTGCGTGAAGTGCTTGAGCACCCGCATCCAGGTGCTGGCCTTGATGTGGTGGCACTCGTCGAAGATCAGCAGCGAGAACCTGGACGGGTCGAACTTCTCCATCCGCCGGCCGGCGGTCAGCGTCTGCACGCTGGCAACCACGATGTCGCCGCTGCTGAGCAGGCTGGTGCTGGCCTTCGACTCGGCCATCTCGATCTCGGGGTAGGTGCCAGTGATGAGCTCGATCTTGTTGGCAGCCTGGGTGACGAGCTCCTCACGGTGAGCGACCACCATCACCTTGCCGAGCTTGGCCATGGCGACCAGCTGCGAGAACACCACCGTCTTGCCCAGGCCCGTGGCCATGACCAGGAGGGTGGATCGGTTCGTCGTCAGCTCTCTGCATACAGCTCGCAGTGCATCTGCCTGGTACGGGCGTGGCCTCACTCGAGCTCTTGCCTCCGCATCTTGAACACTGCGTTCGTCACCTTGCCCAGGCCATCGCATGTCTCGCACCCGCCGGGCTTGCCGCCGCAGTAGGGGCAGGTCTTCGCCGGCTTGGCTGCGTCGATCGCCTTGGTGACGTTGGCCAGGTGGACACGGATCCGGTCGATCGGAATCCAGGTGCCGTCGGGCATGGCTCGAGCTTCGGCTACCACCTGCTCGAGGGCTCCGACCGCAGCCTTCAGTCCCTTCCAGCTCACGGTCTCGGGTGGCTTGATCTCTGCCTGGATACGCTTGGCCGTGACTGGGCCTGACTCGGCCACGGTCTCGAGCACCTCGACCGCACGCTCGGGGCTCACGTCTGCCGCCGGCTTCAGTGCCCGGAGCTGCGCTTCGTTCAGCTCGGCGGCAACCTCGGCCGGCAGCAGTGCGTGAACCTCAGCCGCTTGCATCTGCTGGTACATGCGGCGGCCGGACTGCTCGAGCTCGGCTCGGCAGAAGTCGTCCCAGCTGTCGTACTCGAATCGCCAGAGCCGGCGGTCCCGGATTTTTTTCGCCGCCGAAATGCCCTCGAGCATGGCGTCGAAACCTACCTGGACCTTTGCCTTGAGCGCCTCGTACTCGTCACGGCTGTCGATCAGCTCGAGCTCAGCGGACACGGATGTGCCTGCCTCGCTCCTCGTACCTGGCGAACTCGAGAGCCACGCCATCTTCCAGGTCTTTGCGGATCTTGTCGGTGTCGGGGAACACCTCGGTGCGCTGGTAATCAGCTGGCACCTCGCCGTTGATGGCGATGGGTAGCTTGCCTCCGTTCGCGCAGATGGAGACGTTGAACGTGTCGGTCTTGATGCGGCCCAGGTTGCGACGGACCATGACGCAGTGGAGGCGGTGCTTCAATCCCTTCGCCCCGTTCGCGTCTGTCTTTGCCAGGTTGCGGATGCGGTCGGCCTCGGCCATGCGGGCCTGCGACCTCAGCTCGAGCTCACGGATGAGCTTGCAGTACCGCTCGACCTTGGTGTCGAGCTGGCCGTCGAGCTCCTCGAACCAGAGGTCGATGGTCTGCGCAACCAGGGGATCGGTGATGTCACCCTCGGCCTCGGCGAGGATCTTGTCCAGGCTCTCCATGTCCTGGCATATGTCGATGAGCGTCCGTGCCATCTCTCATTCCTTTCAGAAGGGGGTTGATTCAGGGATCTGTTCAGCCGGCGGGGCCGCAACTGCTCGAGCCTTCTTCAGCCAGCGGAGCGGGCGATCGCCGTAGTTGTTGGGCGGGCCGGCGTCGAACTCGACCTGGTCGCCCTCGCTCGCAGCCTGGCCGACGTGCTGCTTGAACGTGGTGAGCTTGGTGCCGTCGGTCAGCGTGATGATCCACTTGTCGAACGGCTCGCCGTCTCGGTTCGTCAGCTCCTTCTTCTCGACTGAAGAAACAACCGCCCCGCCCGGCGGGGAGGGAGCAGCCGGTTGAGGGGCTGGTTCCCTAGAGAGAGAGGGTGCCGGGCGGGGGGCGGAGGAAAGAGATGACTGTTGACTGACTGCGGAGTATACCTCATCAGCGGATGCGATGTTGTTGCAGGCGTCGTAGCCTGCGATGCCCAGGGCCCGGCCCATCGCACTGGTCTCGGCGTTCTCGAGCGCACTGGTCTGGTTGATGTGGCTCGAGTCGCGTACCTCCTCGGCATGTCCAGCCGCCAGCAGCTCGCCCGCCTCGGTGTAGACCTCGCACCTCACGATCACTCTAAACTCCGTCACGGTGTGCAGAGTGTTGTCGATGCGAGCGGTCGGGTGGTCGTACCTGAAGCGGGCGAGCCGACTGGCGACGGCCTCGTACGGCTTGCCCTTGATGTCCTGGATGATCGGTTGCGGTCCTGTCATGTCATGTCCCCATGTTGCCGACGTAGTGGTCGGTCGCTGTCTGTTCGGTGTGTCCCAACCACTGGTTCACTGCGGATGCGGGGTGTCCGGCCTTGCGCCAGAGTGTCGCTCGGTTCCGTCTCATGTCCTGCCAGGTGAAACGCAGGCGGGAGCTGACCTTGTTGCAGGCCTCACGCAGGACATACCCACCTTGGCCGTACGCATCGGGCGGCATGGTCAGCCACTCCCGGCCCTGTTGCTGGACCGGGTACCCGTAGAGATAGGGGAGGAACTCGGGCTCGACACGGACCACCCGCATCCGGTTTGTCTTCTTGCTCCAGACGTCCAGGCTCATGCGATCCCGGTCGAGGAACGGCAGCTTGGCGTCGAACACCTCGGCCCGCCGCAGGCCCAGGTAGTAGCAGCTGGCCACGGCCGCTCGCCACTGCACGGTGGGCAGGTTCTCGATGACTGCCTCGAAGTAGGCGGGGTCGATGTGCACCGGCTTCGGCTCGGCTCGCTTGTGCGTGGTCTTGAAGCTGTCAGTCACTGGGTTCTTCTCGACCAGGTCGTCGAGCACTGCGATCTTGAACAGCTGCTTGAGCTCGCGTGCGTACTTGCGGAGTGTGTTCTCCGCATGGCCGGCGGTCCGCATGGCCTCGAGGAATCGGTGGATCTCGGCGCTGGTGATCTTGCCCAGGTCGTCGGCCTGCTCAGTGTCCAGTCCCATGGCGAACCGCTCCGCCGTCTTGCGGATGCGGGCAGGTGCCAGGGCGATGAGGTCGGTGATGGGCGTGGCCGGCGTGCTCGTCTCGAGCTCGAGCTCAGCTACCCAGGCGAGCAGGCGTGCGCTGGCCTGCCGTTCGGTGATCTTGTTCGCGTTGCCCAGGCACTTGCGTCGGGCACGGGCCGCATCGGCTGGCCGGTACCTGCCGTACCAGTAGCCGCCCTGCTTGTAGAGGGTCGGCGGTGTCGTTGTGTTGTCGGCGAGGCTTGCGGCCAGTTGCATCCAGCTCGGCATGTTTGCTCCCTTCGTGTGGTAGGTGATGAGGGACGGACGCCCGCATCATAACGAGCTCCGTGGAAGTTGGCAACGGTCGAGGTCGTGCGTCATGCCGCTGCTCCGAACAGGGTCAGCTGGGTCAGCTCTCGCTGGCCTCGCAGCTCGTCGGCCAGAGCTCGAGCGTTGACCTGGTTGACCGTGCCGTCGGCGTTGACCAGGCCGTGCTCGTCGCACCACTCGTGCCAGGCGAAGGTGAAGCCCAGCCCCTTGCAGGTCGTGTTCTTCTCCGCGTGCTTGCCGGTGAGCCAGGTCCGCTCCATCCGCCACGCTCGCTCGAGCAGGTCAGGGTGCTCGGCTCCGAGCCGGGCGATCTCCCACTTCTGGCTGGCCGGGCAGAAGAAGCAGGCGCTCTTCTCCGGGACCCGCAGCCCGGCGGCAGCGATCCGTCGCTTGCACTCTTCACGGTCCCAGCCCCAGTCTTGCAGCGGGTACCACCGCTCGGCCGGCCGGCCGCCGATCGTGGTTTCGTGCTTGTCAGCTCGAGCTCTCCGCTTGAGGTCGGCCGGGCTGTTGTCGTAGCCGATGACTTGGAGCGGAGGCTCGCCGGCCCAGGCCTCGTCCCGCTCCGGCCAGGCCCGAGTCAGGTAGGCCTCGATGGTGTCGGCCTTCCACTTGATCGAGCAGCCGTGACGCTGGAACCCGAAGGCGATGCTCGGCAGTGTCTCGTTGTCGAGGCAGTTCTCCTCGAGCGTGGTGTAGGTCGTGCCTCGCCGGGTGATGTGGTCGTATCGCTTGACCCTGGTCACGGTCGGGAACCCGACGCTCTCGAGCCAGCGGTCGAAGTAGTCGAGGTACTCGTAGGTCCAGGGTGCTTCGTTGCCGACGTCGGCGAAGACGATCGCGTCAGGCCGGACGCCGAGCCGGGCGAGCTCGACCAGGATAGCGGTCGAGTCAACGCCGCCGCCGTAGTTGACGATCAGCTTTCGGCCTAAGTTTCCAGGGGTTTCGTCCATGTCGTTGCTCCGTGGTAGGCGAGCGGGCCGGTCCCGCACTTGGATGGTACGGGAGCCGGCCCAGTATGTCAACCCCTATCAGCTGCGATCTTCGATGGCCTCTTCGATCGCAGTGGCGACGGCCAGGTAGATCGGGATGGGGCGTGGGTCGTCGGGCGTCTCGGCTGCGATGAGCTCGGCCAGCTGCCGGGCCTTGGCCACGACCTCGAGCTGGCGTGGGGTCTGGATCGCTTCGTACTTCCGGGCGGGCGTGGTCTTGGCTGGCATGTTGATTCTCCTGGTTCGGGGTGGTACTGTTCGAGCAGCTCTCCCGTGGTAGGTGAGCCCTTATGGGCGGGGCGACTCAGGTCGCCTCGCCCATGATCTTGCGCCGGCGGATCCACTGGTTGAACAGGGCGACCCCGTCGTTGATGAGTCGGTCGTTGAACAGGACGTTGGCGGTGAGCTTCTCGACCAGGTCGTCGGGCACGGCGATCGCATCCCCGGTCTTGACGTCGGCACGGTACAGGACCATGTCGCCGGCGAGCGGGGCCGGGTAGTTAGCCAGGGCCATGGCTCGCTGGTTCACTCGGACGGCGGGGCGGATCCCGGTCAGGGCCAGGTCGTCGTGCCAGAGGCTGAGTCCATCCACCCCCTCGACCTCGGCGATCGAGAGGTTGGAGGTCTCGTCGCAGCCGACGGCGGCGTTCAGGTCTTGGAACCCGCCGACGTAGAGCTTGCGGCACATCTGGATGGGGTCGGCCGGGATGACCAGGGCGAGAGTCGGTGTCGAGTCGGTCATGCTGTCTCCTTGAGTGCGAGCTGGTAGTTCTTGCGGGCGGCGGTGACGTCGTTGGCTTGGCGGCTGGCGTACCAGCCGTGGCCCTCGTCGTCGGGCGTCCAGTCCACCTGGCCGACCGGCACTTGCAGGTGCCACTGTGCCTCGACCGGGCCGCTCAGCTCCTCGCACACCCGTCGGCAGGTGGGGTTCTTGCACTCGCCTCGGCTCTCTCGAGTTTCGCCTCGGCTTCGCCAGGTGTGCCGCTCGGGCACCTCGCCGCACACTGCACACGGTTCGTCGAGGCCGGCAGTCCGCTGGGCGCTGACGTACATCTTGCCGCCGCACACCTTCTCCCAGTCAGGGCCAGGGCTCGGGTTGTTCTGGGCTCGGTCGCTGTATGTCTCCTCGACCTGGGCCATCCGCATCTCGCCGGTCTTGGTGTTGAGCCAGCGGTCGCAGCTGTAGCCGTAGTCAGTCATGCTGTCGAACCGGGCGAACTGGTAGTCGTTGATCTCCTCATCGACCAGGCACTGGGCGGGGCCGCCGGTGTAGCTGACGTCCACGCTGCTGCCGCCGGCGAACTTGCTGCTGCGGACGCTGAACTTCTGGCCGGGCCAGCGTGCCTTGAGTCGCTTGCGGACGAGGGCTGCGACCTCCTTCGGTTCGATCCATCTGTAGTCTCGAGTCATGGTGTCCTCCGTGGTAGGTGGTGGGTGCTCCCCGATGGAGCACCCGTATGTTAGCGGGTAGGTCAGGCCTTGTCAACCATCTCTGCCAGCATCTCTCGAACTTTGATCTCATGCTGCAACATGAGGTGCAGCAGCTGGTGCGTCCGCTTCTCCTTGCCGTCGGGCATGGTGAAGGCTCGGTCGTGGATGGTCCGCCGGAAGGCGGCGAGGTCGGCGTTGCCGATCGTCTGGATCTTGGCCTCGAGCGTGGCTCTCAGCTTGAGGTTCTCGTCGTTCAGTCCGGTCAGTTGTCGGGCCATCGGTCGTCTCCTTGTCGAGGTACTCGAGCAGTCGTTCGTACTCGAGGCGGGGTAGGTGAGTCAGGCAGAGTGCGAGCCAGGCCTCCGTCGGGCTGGGGCCTTGGCAGTGTTGTCCCATTCAGTGCTCCGTGTTGTCTTCGGGTACGTTCCATCGCACCCGCTTGACCAGGCGTGCGTGCCACTTGACCGTGGCGAGTGCGTGTCTCGTGTTGCGTACGTGCTCGCCGTCTTGCCGCTTGCAGCTGAGCCAGTAGGCCGCAGCCGTAGCCATGGCCTGATCGGGACGGAGCCCGAGGGCTCGAGCGTGTGACTGCTGCACGGTGGCGGCGTCGAGTGCGGTCAGCTTGGTCATCGGCGTGCCTCCATCCGCTCGGTCCATCGCAGCTGGGCGAGGAAGAATCGGTACTCTCGGTCGAGCTCGAAGTCTTGGGTCTCCGGGACGCGGGCGGCAGCTCGAGCGGCGGCTCGCACGAACGCTCGCCGGGCTAGGGCTACCGGGCATGCGTCTTCAGGGCAGAGCAGGTAGCACATGCCGGCTCGCTCGCGTGCGTTCATCTGGGCGAAGAGGGATTCGACTGTCTCGGGCATCGGTGTCCTCCGTGGTAGGTGAGTGCCGGGGTCATCCCCAGCCGTGAGCATGTTAGCAGGTATGTCAGGCCGTGTCAACCCCACAGTGTGCGGCCCGGGGTGTCTTGCGTGGTTCGAGTGTAGAACCTGGTCGGGCTGGCTTCGGCCGGCGTCAGGCCTTGGGCCTCGACCTCGGCCAGTCGCTCGAAGGTCCGGCAGTCGTAAGCCATGAGCCAGGTGAGGCCGGGCTCGATCCCTGCTTCATGGTCCTCGAGGTAGACGTCGGCCTTGAAGCCGGCCAGCTGGCTCGGGCAGAGGTCTCGAGCTTCGTACCCCAGCCGCAGCCAGTGCTCGAGCTTCGGGCCCCGCAGCCGCTCGCAGGTCCAGAAGCCTGCGTCCTCCGTGGGTGCCACCTCGTACACCATCTGGTGCTCGTGGTGCTTCCCGTGGAAGACGAAGACTTGCCAGCTGCGGGCGGTGTAGCTCATGGTCAGGTGCCAGCCCTTCGGGGCTTGGAACCACTGGCGGCAGGCGTCTCGGATCTTCGCTAGCTCGGGTCCGTGCGTCATCGCAGGCCCTCCTCTCGGGCGTGCTCGGTCGCCTCCTCGAAGGTGTCGAACGGGCCGTGCAGGAGCTCGCAGTCGGCCGGCTGGGCGTTCGGCCGGCAGTAGAACCCGGTCGAGTCCTTCCAGACCTCGTAGGTGCTGGAGGGGCTGGGAGTGTGGTAGTGCTCCGGTCGTTCGTCGAGGACCGTGCTGCCGGGGTGGTTCTCGGCTGCCCATGCTCGAGCGTCGGCAACCGTCGCGTGGGCCGGGCCGGTCGTGTAGGTCACTCCGAACTCCTCCTGCATCTCGAGGATGTCGGCGGTCTGGGGCTGGAGGTGGAAGGCTCGGCCGTCGAAGGTGGGGAGGAAGGTAGTCATGGTGGTCTCCGTGGAAGGTGGTAGGTGGCCGGCCGTCGTTGGCCGTGCACGGTCATCATACCTACCATCGGTCGTATGTCAAGCGGTAGGATAAAGAATCTCGGAAGATTCTGAAAAAAGCAGGTAGGCCAGGTCGAACCGAAAAGGGCAGATGGTCCGGTGCATCGGTGCAGACATGGATGAGGTCGAGCTTCGGCGGGGCCGGCCGGCGTCCGATAAGGGCTGCGGGCTGCTCCGAGTCTAGGCTAGACTAGGAAAGAGGCCTCCCGGATGCTGCGGGGCGGGTCTTGTGCTCGGATTGTGCTCACGAGGCCGGCGGTCGGCCGCTGGCGGGTCCGATAAAGCCTGCGGGGTCCGATAACCGGGGGGCCGGGGGGGAGGCTCGGCCGCTCGCGTATAGTCAGAGGGCCAGACAAGTTTTCGCGGTGAACATTCCGAGTGAAACTTTTTTCACTCACTGAGCCACAG